GAAACTGTCCGAAAATGGGCTCGTCAAGGACTTATCCGCTATAAATCTATTCAGCACACTACTCGGACTACCTGGCTTTACGACATGGACTCCATCGGAGAGTTTATTCGCGGATCCAGTATTGCAACCCTTAATGAATCTAATACTTCCTCATCCAAAGTCAGCCGAGTATTGTATGCTCCGACCTCACGCCCTTTACTCTCTCCGAGGCGCTACGCGCCTCTGCGGTCGCCAGGGCTGCGGCCGACCCGGTATTCTATTTTTTTTTCAACCCGGTTGAGCCGGAGGCAAGCGCGAAGCGTGCAGCCGTGAGGGTCAAATAGATAAGATGAAATCGCGACTCAGAAATTTTAAGGGTAAAAGAAACGCTCGTTATAAACTTAAGAAAGAAATGCAATTCATTCAACGTAAAATAAAGAATATTACCCATGATATGCATCATAAAACATCGAAGTTTTTATCTGATAATTATAAGACAATAATCTACCCGAAGTTCAATGTGAAAGGTATGTGTGATAAAAAATATCGAAACATAGGTAAAGATACAGCGCGTCGAATGTATTTATGGGCACATTATAAGTTTCGTGAATTATTAAAATATAAAACAGCTTTAAGAGGAGGTAAAGTTGTTGATTGCACTGAAGAATATACAAGTAAGACCTGTTCTTACTGTGGGAGACTCAACCACGCGTTAGGTGCATCTAAGACATTCAAATGTCCATTTTGTAAATATGAAGTAGATCGGGACGTCGGTGCAGCACGTAATATTTACTTAAAAAATCATCATTTGGTATGAGATATCATATGATGACGAGTGGAAGCCTACCCCTCAAGTCCTGTATATGTGTCACGACAAATACCGTGGTGTTCTCTCGGAGACTTAAATGACACACGTACTTTGAGACTTAAAGTAATGAAAGGATTTTAGTTGAACATAGCATTTATGCTAATTTCGACTAAAGTCTGAGGCGCTTTGAAAGTCTACATAGAATAACCCCAGCTAGATTATTAACCAATACCTGAAATTTAGGTTTACGTAAATCAAAACTAAATATGAACATTTTGGCGTTATATATTATCATAACTTTTATAATGTTATTCAAATTTTGAAAATATGGGTTCGCAAAATTTGAATAACATTATAAAAGTTATATACTACATATTTTATACTAATGCATCAATTTGAATCTATAGCTGGTAACCAATTTATAGGATGTATTCCTGTATCTGTTAAGACTGATGATGGGGAATATCGCACAGCTATAGATATCGCAGATACCGCAAATGAAAAAGTTTATATTGTATTATTTAAAAAAGAAGATAATAAATTAACAATACTGAATCCATCTGATATTATTGATGAGCCTACAATATTTGTTGTTGTTGATATAAACGACAAAACATTGAAATTATGTGCTAAAGAAGGACTTATAGATATTGCAAACTGGCTATTACAATATGGACACGAATGGAATCACTCCGAAATTTCATATGCTGCAAAATATGGTAACATAGAATTTGCAAAATGGGCTTATGAAAATGGATGTAAATGGGATGATGATGTATTAGATAATGCAGCAGGTAACATAATCGAATTTGTGATATGGGCTCGTGATAATGAGTGTTCATATAAATATGGTTTGTTATATACTGCTGCATATCGTAATAATATTGAATTAGCAAAATGGGCTCTTACGAATGGGTGTTCGTGGGATGATGAATGTCCATGTGGTGATGGAATAATCGGACTTGCAGTATATAATGGTCAGTTGGAATTTGCAAAATGGGCTTATGAAAATGGATGTACATGGGATGATGGTGTGATATCGGCAGCTGCAAAACATGGATATCTCGAATTTGCAAAATGGGCTATTGATAATGCATGTGATTGGAGTGATTTTGTGATGACAGCCGCTGCCAGTAGTGGTCAAATAGAATTTGCAAAATGGGCTCGTGAAAATGATTACCCATGGGAAAAAGATACAATATGCGAAGCCATTGAAAATAATCATATTGAATTTGCAAAATGGGCCCTTGAAAATGGATGTCCATGGAATAATGCATTATCAGGCGCCTCTAAATATAACAATATTGAATTTGCACAATGGGCCCGTGACAATGGATGTCCATGGGATGATGCAATATCAGGAGCAGCTAGTAATAACAATATTGAATTTGCACAATGGGCCCGTGATAATGGATGTCCATGGGAAGATAATGTAATATCATGGGCTGCTAGGAATAACAATATTGAATTTGCAAAATGGGCCCGTGAAAATGGATGTCCATGGGGAGATAATGTAATATCAAACGCTATCGAATGGTGGAAACCTAAGTTTGCAAAATGGGCCCGTGAAAATGGATGTCCATGGGGTGATTATATGATATCAGATGCGGTTTTTAAAGGATGTATTAGTTTTGCAAAATGGACATTTAAAAATGGATGTTCATGGGATGATCATGTAATATCAAATGCATTAAGCGTATCGGAACGTATACCGGGTAGCCTAACATTCGCGAAATGGGCTCGTGCAAATGGATGCCCATGGGGTGATTATACCATATTGGATATGACATACATTAAAAATATTAAGTTTGCAAAATGGGCTCGTAAAAACGGATATCCGGAATAATACATTGCTTATTTTTTACCAAATTTGAATTATATAAATTTTAAAATTATATCATTCTGTGTATAGCAAGCCCTGTTGTTCAACCCCGATTTAAGACTATTAGACCTCAAAAAATGAGTCAATTTGATTGTATAATGAAACAAATCCGAGAAGCCGCATATGCTGAGAATAACGAATATCCGAATACAGACACTGAAATTTTTTGTAGCTGCGGATGTTTAGAAAACGATGATATATATAAGATGCTACAGACTGCTGGTAGGTTCAGCCCTGAATTTTATCTAATTGCATTTAAAACAGGCCAGCTATCTATTACAAAATTATTGCAATAAATCATGTAAAATCATTATTTGTAAAATTTGATTTTTTATATACTTAATAATTTATTCAGCTTAACGTACCATCATTGATTCTGTCACTATGGGACGTAAACGCCTTGGCCCTGCTGCCGCAGCTCGTAAAAGAGCTGAAGAAGCCGCATTAACTACGGCGGTAGCAGCCGCTGCTGTAGTCTTCCCAGATGATCTGAAAAAAAATGATTGTGTCCAAACTGTTCCAAGTACAAAGTATCCGGAATCAGTTATTCTTACTGTCGACAAAATTCTTCAGTCTGGCAACGAATTTCTTATTTATTTCGAGGAACGGAAATCAGCATCTGAGTATGCCAAATATAAGAATCTTGGAATTACATTCGTCAAAATAAAAAATGATGAATCTTAATTATCTATACTTTCTTCAGCTATTTTTTAATATTATCAATATATATATATACGACGCATATACCCCAATAATTGGTCAATAAGCGGTTATTTTCGATTAACTTACTTTATTTGCTAAATTTGAATTATTTTATGTTAATAATTATTAAACATATCAAATTCGGACATACGTGATTGATACCCCAGATTCTTGCGTTTTCAACAATGTCGAGTATTACCACCGATGCCGATTGTAAAAACGAAGAAATTGAATTCCGGAATTCGGATGAAAATGAAAAAATATTGGGAAAGTATCTAAAAGAAGTGGGACTTGTATCCCCGAATTTTAACGGAGATGTCTATAATGTACCATGTGTTCCAGTTACGCCTGCCGAAGCGGCCAAAGCGGCCAAAGCTGCCAAAGCGGACGAAGCGGACGAAGCGGACGAAGCGGACGAAGCGGACGAAGCGGACGAAGCGGACGAAGCGGACGAAGCGGACGAAGCGGACGAAGCGGACGAAGCGGATGAAGCGGACGAAGCTGATGAAGCGGATGAAGCGGATGAAGCGGATGAAACCGATAACAACCCATGGGGCCGACATGAACCTCCTACTGAAAACGAATTGGCTAAAGCAGACGAGGATCTTCTACGCATGCTCGTTGCTCATGGTTATTGTTCTCCAGGCACACCTGCAAGCAAAGCGAGTAAAGTAAAATTTATCCGTGATGAGACGAAAAGTTAGCCTGCAATAATGAATATATTTTTTAATGATTAAAATCTACTATTTTATAATCCATATTATCTATTATTCAACCAACATTTATTTAATCCTACTGGATTTATAGAATTTGGTGATATATTAAGTAATTGGTATTCTGGAACTTTAACAAACCTATCCTGCCGGATGGGCGCAGTAATTTTTCCGCTAGTTGCGGGATATGATTCTGCAAAAAAAATGCAGTTATGATTCTGCAAAAAAAAATGCAGTTATTATTCTGCCTGCAGACCGAATAGGCCCGCGCGCCGCGGAATGTTATTCTGCAAAAAAAATGTAGACCGAATGGGTCCGCATGCCGCAGAATGGGCCCGCGCGTCGCGGGGAATCAATTAGTATAATTTCGTTAGTTGATGTGTAAGTTCATATGGATTTATTGCGACTTTGTAATTTGGATTAAAATATGCGTTTGATTGCGCTAGATAATACTTGTTTCCAGATTTAGTAAACACAAATGTTCTATGTGTCTTCGCATCGAAATACAAATACTTTAATACAACTTTACTGTGAATACGATGCCCCCCTCTGTCATTAGGAGTCCAATATACAAGACAAACCGCCTCTCCTGTCTGTTTTCGTGTCGTTAATGTCCAGTTAATCGGAATATCATAGTTTTCGCCATGTACCAGTATTGGATTGACTCGGTTTTCGATTTTGTTTTGTTTCTTAGGCTGTTCAACGATTACAGTGTTTTTACCATGATGAAAAGCTGATCGCGATCCTTTAAAAGATTCCATTTTATTGCGCACTCCAAAATATATGAGATTCAATGGGAAGAATGTTTATACATTCTAATATATAAATATTCAAATTTTGCAAAATAATGATACACACTACGTTATTTTTTAATCACTTCTTAACCCGACATAATATCTTACCTGCTAAATTCTCTACTTTATATATTGTATGGATTGCAGTCCGAAACAACACTGAAAATATATGCATTATTATTACTATCTAATGAAATGGATATATCAAATACAAACGAATATAAAATAGAAATAAGATGGGATTCAAATTTAATACAAAAAAAACATTAAAATTAGACTTTAACAATATACAATCCCTTGTTTAAACCATGTTTTAATTTTTAATTCTACGTCAATAGAAAATTGATTATTACCTAAATCTAAATAAGTTAGACTTGTTAATTTTCCAATTTCAGATGGTAAATCGGTTAGTTGAGTACTATTTAAATTTAGCCGAGTTAGACTTATTAAATTTCCAATTTCAGATTGTAAATCCGAAAGTTGGTTACCACTTAAATTTAGCCGAGTTAGATTTGTTAATTTTCCGATTTCAGATGGCATACTCCTACCGGATGGGTTTAATGGGTCCGCGCGCCGCGGTGATGTTAATTTATTATAATTTAAATTCAACTCAGTTAGACTTGTTAAATTACCAATTTCAGATGGTATATGTGTTAGTTGGTTACTAGTTAAATTCAACTCAGTTAGACTTGTTAAATTACCAATTTCGGATGATATATGTGTTAATTGATTATTATATAAATCTAAATTAGTTAGATTTATCAAATTTACAATTCCAGATGGCATATCCGTCAGCTGGTTAGAATCTAAATTTAACCATATTAGACTTGTTAAATTTCCAATTTCAGATGGTATACTCCTACCATATGGGTTCAATGGATCCGCGTGCTGAGGTGTTGTTAGTTGGTTAGAACCTAAATACAACTCAGTTAGATTTATTAAATTCCCAATTTCGGATGGTATATATGTTAGTTGGTTACAATCTAAATCTAAATAAGTTAGACTTGTTAAATTACAAATTTCAGATGGTATATGTGTTAGTTGATTATAACTTAAACTTAATTTAGTTAGATTTGTTAAATTTCCAATTTCAGATGGTATATTTATTAATTGATTATCACTTAAACTTAATTTAGTTAGATTTGTTAAATTTCCAATTTCAGATGGTATATCTATTAAGTGATTATAACTTAAATCTAAATTAGTTAGATTTGTTAATTTTGTTAATTTTACAATTTCGGATGGTATATCCGTTAACTGATCCCAACCACTTAAATGTAACGCAGTTAAGAAGTCTAATTGACTTAATAACTCTGAATTAGGTAATATAACAGAGAAATTTAGTTGTTTCAAACTGAATATATTATCAACTTCAAATATGGCTTTAAAATCTTGAAAGACTATCATGATTGTATTATTCTCCGGATGGGTAGAGCTTAATGGGCCCGCGCACCGCGCATCTAACTTATTAATAATCTTAAAACCCGTATTATCATCAATATAATTAGCTTTGATTAACTGTCTCCTGATTGCAGCATATTTGGGTTTCTTAACCCGACATAATATCTTACCCGATAAATTCTCTACTTTATATTTTATACGGGATGTTGTCCTAAACAATGATGAAAATATGTGCATTATTATTACTATCAAATGAATATAACAAAACGAAGATATCAAATACAAATGAATATAAAATAGAATATAAGCAATAAGATATGTGATTCAAATTTAATAAAAAAACATTCAAAATTAGATGCGCGCAGCGCGGGCCCATTAAGTTCTACCCATCCGGGGGATAATACATTGTTTAAACAATGTTTTTATTGTCATATTTACTGAATTTTTCAGGATTGTATACACCAACAGTGTCATTAAATACTTTAGATAATTCATCATAATAAGACTTATCGCAATATAGGAGTGCAATATCTTCATGAATAGAAAGGTATGCAAACCAATAACTAATAAATTTCTCCACTATACTACACTTGAATTGACCAGTTACATTTGTATCATCAGTTGTTGATTGACAATATATTTCCAAATCTGGCAATCGTTTACTTTTAATCCAATCTTGACAATACTTAGGCACCCCATGTTCATCCATATCTTTAATTATTGAATATGTCGCTACATCGGAATCATTTTCTTCATCATATACATACATTTTTTTAAGGTGATAACATAACGTATATAATTCAGCCGAATATTTCATATATAGCTCTTCTGTCATATATTGTACATTAAATTCAATTACTCTATCTTCGGATTCGCTGTCGGATTCATTACCGGATTCTTCATCAATTAGTTCAAACACATTCTTGAGTTGCTTTTTAAAGAAATACATCACATATTTGAATTCAGTAGAAATAGATTTGTTATCTGCTAGTTCCAATTTAACCAGTGTAGATTTATCACATAGTTTATGTATTTTTTTATGTTCAGGAATAGAATGTGTAAATATTACTGTATCCATTTCGTTGAGTTCATCCGATGAGTCATCCGATGAGTCATCCGATTCGACCGACTCATTATTATTCTGGTTATCTACCAATTCTGGATCAATATTAACTTGCTCAGACATATTTACAGAAATCGGATTTAAACCGCAGCTTTACACTTTGTGTGGACCGCAGCAACGAAGCCCGAAGGGCGTAGTGCGTAGGGAGTAAAGGGCGTGAGGTTTATAGTGCGAATGGTGTAGAGGTTTAGTGATGTTTAAGTTTCTATAAGTAATAAATGAATATATTCATTTTTTACAAATGTAATTTTTTATGATTAGTCCAGTCATATTCGATACATTTTTGCCCACAATATCGGGTTTCAATACCCTGTTTCCTACATATAACACATCTATTCTTTGTTAATTTACCACATACAGTGCAAAAGTCCAATATTAATCTGTGTGAATTTATTAATTCATATGTGTTATTATTGATTATATTTTCTTTTGATGATATCTTATTTATCACATTATCTGAAAATGTATTACGTCCCAACATCCTTATAATACAAAATAATGAATCTTTTGACAAACTATGTAATGTACGATTATATATTAATAACATCGTTTTCACAAATTCTTGAAATGAATATGGCCAATATTTGTTTAACGATGGTTTCCAAGATCGCCTAATTAAACTTAATAATTGAAATGTTTTATCATTTTTATATTCTATAGCTTGTTCTGACGAATATAGATATGGGAATTTACCAGGATTCATACATTTATATGTTATACACGTTTTCTTACATGGTTTCTCACATGACATAAAATCAGGACGATCACTTTTTAATAATTTTGTTAATTCGTATGAATTGCGAGTGATACATACCATATTATAATAATCAAATCTTTCTATCGTATCAATTATATATTGATACCAGTTTATAACTAGTTGCATATTTGGATATAATTGACTTATTTCCAATATTGTATCTGAAAGTTCGATATTAAACTGATATTTGTATCGGACATAAATTGTTATAAGTTGTTTACATCGCTCAACATTTTTATATGTAAATAAAAATAGTGCAATCTCCGGATTTATATAACATTTATATCGAAATATTTGAGTATATACATGTACCCATATATCCCATTTTTCATCATTTGCTATATTAATTTTAACATGCATAATCCATGTTAAGACGGAATTTAATATATTATTCATTTCTTCATCAGTTTCATTATATGTTATCAATATCTTTTTTAAATCTTTAGATTTATTAGTTTTGTTAATTTGATCAATTATAACATATGCTTTATTCGCATCTGGTTTACTTGAATGAATAGATGTATATGCCTCTATCAAATTATCAAGTGTTTCCATTGAATCGCACAATTTGAACAGTCAAGTTTTGGTTTATATCTATTAAGTTTAAATTCTTCAAATGTTACATTTTTATTAAACATACGCTTAAAAATCCATACCACCCGCCAGTTGCGGGAATAATAATCTGCCTAAGTCCGCAGTAATTAGCCCGCCAGTTGCGGGAATAATATTCTGCCTAAGTCCGCAGTAATTAGCCCGCCAGTTGCGGGAATGTACCAACGTGTAAATCAGCTCACTATAACACGAAAAGAGCTTAATATATAAAGGTATTACCTTTTTTGATCTTTTTTGATCTTTTTTGATCTTTTTTGATCTTTTTTTAGGTAGGTCAAAATTGTCGTATAAGCAGATATATTTAGCTTAAATACACAAATATTTAATTTTGTCAAATTTGAATGTATATAGTTTATAAAAAGTTATCGGTGTAATCCACAATATTAGATATTACGGATCATCAGGGGAGTTGGTTGAAAAATTTAGTTAATTATCACTATATATTCAATATATAAAGATAATTAGATAAATTTTGAAAAAGTTGTCTCTCATAAATTAAAACTTTTTTTATTCATAATCTGTTTAGAAATACTCCCTGAAGTAATCAAATTGCATCCGGAATACGAATAATATGGGTTAATTAACGTCCACATGATTTACAACCATGTTTACATACCGCAGAAAAAATGCTATATTTGTATCGAATAAATCTATATACCTCATACGTTTTTATTATGATGGATTCGCAGATAAACTGAGTAAATACCAAATTTGAATTTTTTAACTCTCATAAATTTACAATGAATTCGATGCGACGTAGCGACTTGCTAGTGACATTTCAGCACATTCAACATGGCAGCGGCAGCGGCAGCGGCAGCAGCGGCAGCGGCAGCGGCAGCGGCAGCAGCAGAGGCAGCAGAGTCAGAGGCAGTAGCGGCAGCAGAGGCAACGGAAGCAGCGGCCGAGGCGTTCCGCAATATGTGTGATATGGCGAACCCGTATGAAGATGAGCCACCGAACCCGCACAGAGGCCCGAAACGACGCAACAAGAAGGATTTTCTGAGGAAGCTGGAGTTGATAGATGAGTGGGCGCGGAACATCAAGAAGAAGAATGACGCGCTCACACTCAAAAACGAGGAGCTGAAACGCATTCACGAGGACGAGAAGCGCAAGAAGGCCATTTACATCGCGCAACAGCGTAAGAAAGCAGCCCAGATGGCTGCAGCGATGGAGCTCGAGTATCGTGATGCGGCGGATCGCACACCGGATATTCTGCACGGGCATGTCGACTATGGGCGCTTGCGTGTGATCACAGGTCCGACTAGCTCGGTCTGTGCGACATGCTTGAGCGGCTCGTCCGATAAGACACCGATTGGTGGTAGGAGCAGCTGGTTCTTTCTACCAATCGGTGTCCGTGGACCCTTCACCATCGAGCACCGAGGTATGCCTCCTGTATGCACCGTCTGGCATGTGCTGTGTGACAAGTGCTTGGGTCCCGAGTTGATCTACACAGATGGGGGCGCTGCTGTCAAGGTCGACACATGCGAGGCCGGCACCACTGTTTATTCCTTGGACATGTCCAAGGAGTACGCGATTGCTCGCGAGCTCATGCAGCTGGAAGCGATCCGGAATTATCGCGGCCGGACTCAGAGCGTTTGTATGGTGCTGCCCGACCCTGTGGCGATTGAGGGTGATGTGATCGGTGTACTCGTGAAAGTGAACTGCGACACTGATGGTGCGTGCGTAAGCTTTGCTCGGTAAAAAAAGAGTAGAATGTTCCACGCGAACAATTTGTTGTTTTTTTTTATATAACAAAAATTTATTATAATGGGCCCGCGCGCCGCGGAAAATAATGGACCCGTACACAGCGAATATATAATATTAAAGATTATACTACTATATTATATTGAAAAAAATGTCGGCACATGTTGTAACTGTATTAAACATATGTTCCATAGTATGATCATTAATAATACCATATAAATTTTTGATAATCATTTTAGTCTGTGGACCAGCCCACATATCTTTTTCACCAATATGTTTTATAGTCATTTGCAGTTTCTATGGCAGACATTTTTTACCCAGTAAATCCAATCAAAATATTATTATATATGTATTATCTAGATATCTTCAATTTTAGAATTTTTTATTGAATAATCTGGTTTTTGGTACTCTACGTTGACCATGATTATGTTTCTTCTTAGCTTTTTCCGCAAGTTTCAATGCGGGACTACTGGGTTTACATCCTTTCTTTAAAATTACATAATCAACAGCTGCGGCTTTACCTGCTGTTACTGCACTTGCAAGTCGTGCAATACCCCATGATTGGGCAGTTTGATTAGGTCTCGATCCCGATGAATAATATGCTCCTTCACCTTTTTTAACAATTTGTTCTAAAGCTTTTTTAGAACATTTCGTAGGCTTTGATAATGCTTTGGGTGAAATTTTACCTGTAAGTTTATATGTTTTTATTGCCTTAGCTACGTGCTTTGATGGTTTAGATTTAAATGATTTAACTGGAGCGCGTGTATAATATTTACCTTCTTTATATAATTTTCTAGATTTTAATAACATTTTGGCTTGTTTATCTCGATCATGTTTTGTTAACTTTTTAGGCAAATATCGTAGCGTAATTTTTTTACTCATTTTTTTTTAAAAATTTGAATATTATAGCCAAAATATATTATTATCTGTAAAAAAAATGGATCACCTAACTATTAAAGATGAAGCAAAGCAGCGAAATGTTAGTACATACCAAGTTAAAAAAGAACGTACTGAATTCGAATTAAATCGGATGAAAAATCGAATTAATGAACTTGAACGTATAAATGCAATTCTAGTCGCTGAGAACACACATCTACGTCATAATAGCGAACTATTAATCGCTGAAAATAACTTATTAAAACTTGAACAACAGAATATCAATACATTTATTCCAATTGCAGATATACTTGATGGAATTTCAAATCAATCTGAAGTAATGACACAGGCAGAATACGATGCATCAATTCCTACAAACTTCGTAAGACTTTCATATAGTTAAATATTATTCTACAAAAAAATCAAAATAATGTGCTCATTAATGGGACTGTATAACATTGATAATATTACACAAATTTCCATGTCTTTCCTTCAGCACTTGTGCTAAGTGCGAGTGCAGTCCCAGAAATAACAATACGATTTTTTACAATAACAACTTTGTGTGTCGAAATGGTGTTACCATCTTCATCTAGCTTCGCAATTTCGTATCCCAGATACATGGTACAAAAGATGGCTTGGCCCGTTTTGTACCATGCATGTGGGATACGAAATTTCTTTTTATCCCCGTAATTTGAAATAAGATAATACCATCTTTCTTGATCAGTATACGAACAATCCGATCTACGGGCATATAACTAAATTTTTTAAGATAGTTTTTTGACATTGTAATTGACTAAAGTCTGATACGTCAGAAGTGTTGAAATATATGTAATTTGCGAGTGATAAAATCTTAAATATATGAAATTCAAATTTGAATTTTAAATATTTAAGATTTATACACCCATCTTTGCTAATCAGTATCAAATAAAACTCCAACCAAATCATGTCAAAAGACCCATTAAAACTAGTTATTATGAAATATAGATTGAGACCTAATATCGCCGGACGTATAGCATTAGCTATTGGAATTCAAATTCATCACAAACCCAATCGTAATGAACGATATCCGGTGCGATTCGTAAATCTATCAGGTGCTATAGTAGGCACGTATACATGTAAAATTCCAGTTATCACACATCGTCATTTAGCTAGGATAATAAGTTACTGTATTGAATTCCCAGCAGATGCTAAAGGATATACATTGCGTGTAATTGATTTGAAAGGAAAAATTGAGCCAATTATTATAGATAGTTTAGGTACATTTGATGAATACAACGAAAGATGTACAATTAAATTCGAATATGATAGAAATATTGATCTTCGCACAATCCGGGAGATTATGATTGTATATGTTAATTATCAACCAGATACATATCCACGTCCTCAAGATGAATATACATTAATGGATTTACACGGAAATTATCATATTCGAAAAAATCAAATATATAGTAGGTCATATTTACATATAATTAATGAGGAATTTAATATGTTACTTATCAAAGAACTATTTGGTAGTGAAATTGAATCGATTTCGCGAAATGGTTTAAATACAGGCGAATTAGTTAGTCGTGATGTACAAAAAATACTTGGACAACTATATACGCATTTACCAAATAGATATGGATCAAAGACAATTGTTAATGGTAAAATACTATCTGATGTAGTTGAATGTGTTCGGAAAAAAATATGTCGCAGATATACTTTAGGAAAAACATATGAAAAAGGTATATATACATTGATAAAACTAGGTATTATTAGACGTGAATACAATGAACTCATAAATGAAATAGCTTCTCTTCCAGGAGTCGGTCCAATTTCATATCATTTTGTAGTAGAAATAACACAATATCCAAGACCATCATTACTTACTGTTCCTACTTCATAAGAACAGTAAGTAATTTCGGATCTTTATTTTTTGCATATTGCATCACGGAACTTTTAATCTCTGGACTTATTTCAAATGTTTTCATAAAGTATATAATTGCTTGTCGATGACCAATTTGCATTGCAAATTTAATTGATAGGTCTATAAAGCAAGCGATTTCTTCACTATCAACAGACATATATTTTTTGATATTTGCAGCCATAATATCAATTTTAGAATAATTTATATATGATGATTCCATATAGAATTGCGTTTCAAATAGCAGTTTACAAATATTATCAGGGTATACAACCGGATATAAATCTTCTTTAGTACGCTCTATCTTATTTTTATTTGCATTCGGATATGAAATTTTACTTAATTTATCTAAATCACAGAATTTAGCCAATATATTACTTTTTTTACTATCATCGGTATCAGTTGATAAAATTAATAGTTTACCGGGTTTATCTTTAAAGAACTCAACAGCTTTAGCATTATGTCTTTTATAATATTCAATAAAATCTTTTTTAGTTTCATGATTTGGTGTATAATGTCCATATACAGATTTAATTTGTTTAGTAGGTCCGAGTTTCTTACAATGATAATACAGTGATCGAAACCATTCTTCCGCATCCGAACGTATCGTTAAAACAAATTTTGAATCTGGGTAACGCTCTAAACACTGTTTGTAAATTAATGGCCACGGCCAATCCTCAAATACATCATAATTATCGGCTATATCAAGTAATAAAGTTGCTTTATCCATATTTATATTATGTTGTAAATCAAGTGCCATATTAATTTTAATACAGCTATAATCTTCATGCATTTTATACCCACATTTTTCGAAGAACCTACCAAGACTTGAAGTCCCAGTTTTATTTAACCCAATGCCAAAGATTTTTGACACATTTTTAGACATTCTGATACTTATATAGTATAATTAATATAGTATAATTAATACAGTATAAGTTTTCAAAATTTGAATTTTCTATATCTATAATCATATATCCACCCAAAAAATTCAAACACCCAAAAATGTCCGACAATCCAAAACGCGTTAAGTTTGAACATTATGTAAAACCTGGTACATCATTTAATATTCATGATATCGAGCATACTAAACGGGCATTCTATAATCGGCAAAATGTAGGAAATAGTGTCGTTTATTACCCGAATTCATCCGATACAGTACGTGCATTCTTATTTCAATCGTTTTATCAACCGGAACTTCTATTTATTGTGATTGTGAAATTAAAACGTCAAAGTAACAATACCATTCATAATATGGAATATGATTCGGCGAATGGTAGATCGGCACACACAACTCATAGATGCGAAGTTTTCAGTCTCCCAGAAACATATATTCGAAATCTTCCCAATGATTGGAATGATTCAATGATCAATAAGGATCCATTCGAGGTATTTAATGCTGGATTAGAGAAAATCTATCAGCTGGATTACAAGCCAGTGAAGAAATTTTAAGTGATTTTGTTTTTTAAGTAATTTTGTTTTTTAAGTTAAAAATTGATTATTATATATTATATATCATTTATAAAGTTTTCAATTAAGTTGTTAATTAAGTTGTTAATAGAGATGTCAATTGAGATGGACACATCTAATTCAGTGACTAAAAAAAAGTCCGTTAATATTATTATATGCTATCGTGCAACTGATCAACCCGAACGAAAAATTCAACTCAAAAAATGCCTAAAACATTTCTCTGAATTAGGATTCTTTAATATTTATAATGGTAATATCTATATTATTAAACAAGGTGATAATCAACCATTTAATCGCGGTTTATTACTAAATGCGGGATTTAATATTGTTACATCATTAAATGGTAATCAAGGTGCAAATAGTTCCGATATGGATAATGATATATTTGTATTTCACGATGTTGATTTACTCCCAGATTTAACTTTATTAGAACAATATGGTGATAGTCCACCTATTCACTTAGCCGTTGATGGATATCGATATGTACCTGATCCATCCAAAGGTCCAGATAAACGCACGGGTGGAATTATATCTATGTCTGGTAGACAGTTTAGGTCAATTAATGGATATCCGAATGATTATTGGGGATGGGGTGGTGAAGATGATGAATTAGGAAGAAGAATGGTGCATATTAAATTGATGCAGAAAATTAAAAGACCGAAAACAGGTAAGATTGTGGATTTAGAAGGCACATCTCTTGGTGAGAAATTAGAATTTCTTAGTAATCATAAAGAATTTAAATGCCCTGATAAATGGGAACGTCGTGATTTTCATAATAATACACGTAAAAAAACACAATCACCGATTGGATTACAATATATTAATAATTACTATAAACTTAAGAAATGTAAAAAATTAACTGTCTCAACACGTGGACCCGATTCCATCAAACATGATAATATAGTCTATAAATATATTGTAATGTTGGCTGATAAAAAATTATCAAATACCATGAATACTATTTTATATGATACCATTGATACATCTATGTACTTAGAATCATTTGATATTGGATCATTAGAAGCCGAATATACGATCAAACAGATTATTATTAATATGAATACATGTGGATATGTTACACCAATTTCATCAAATACATTGACATTCGGTGGAAAAACAATTTATAACGGAAAATTAGAGTTAAAAACAATAACATTGTTAATAAATGAATTACTTAGATCTATTCAAGATGACTGTAATAAATACCGACTGTTACGATTCGCACATGTGCCAAAAAATGCCGGTACATTTATTACATTTAATTATGTGGTATATAATCTGGGTCATAAACGACATAATACGAATGTTGATTTAATTGTATGTCGGAACCCGTATGAACGTATTATTAGTACTTATAATTATCTTAAAATGGATGATAATTTCTGGCATTCAACTCGGAACTTTTCTATTTATGGCGTTAATCCACTCACAAAATACTGTCAAACACATACATTAAGTGAATTCATCAATTCTATATGTATTGATAGAACAATTGAAGATCAGCATATTTATCCGCAATATATGTATTCTGAACAGAAACCAAAGTATATAATTCGATTTGAAACGTTACAAGAGGATCTGGATAAATTAGTAAAATCTAAAATACTGCGTAAGAGTATTGCATATCTTAAAACAACCGCTCTTAATAAATCCATTAAAAGTGATAATGAACTCACAAATGATGATTGTTGGTTAATTGAATCATTTTATAAAAAAGATTTCGAATATTATGATTATGATAAAATTAGTACCGGAATTAACCCATATTTAGATTTATTATCGATTATGGCTAGGATTGAAACACATGCATCCGAAATTTCTCAACCACATTCTAGCTTAGAAGATACATTAAAACAATTAGATATTGAATACAAACGATCTGATAATAAATATATATTCTCAAAACTATTAAAACGATCATCAATCAATGCTGTAAAAAATAATAAACTTATGTTGTTGAAACTATTTATCGAAAAATATGGTGTTGATATTGACACATATAATATTAAAGATCGATCAACTCTTTTACATTATGCAAAATATTATAAACGCTTTGATATAACTAAATGGCTTATTGAACATGGAGCTGATACAAATCTAAAAAATGTATATAATGAATAATAATGTATATAATGAATAATAATGAATAATAATGAATAATAATGAATAATAATGAATAATAATGAATAATAATGAATAATAATGAATAATAATGAATAATAGGGTCCAGCGTACCACGGATTCATTTATTTTTTACGATTACGACGAGATATAA